TATATGCTAGAGGGGAGCAACCTGTTCAAAAATATAAAGATGAATTGTCTATTAATGGCGATTTGTCTTATTTAAATTTAGATTGGAAAATTGTACCAGTTATTCCAAAGTTTGTAGATATTGTAGTGAACGGAATGACGGAAAAAGGTTACAAAATAAAATCTTTTGCTACGGATCCATTTGCACTAAAAGAAAGAACTAAATATGCAGCAAGTATAATGGAAGACATGTATTCCCAATCTTTCGTTGAAAATATTAAACAGTCTACAGGTGCTAATCTTTATAATACTTCTAATCCAGAAAACCTTCCAAAAAGCAAAGAAGAATTAGATTTAGTAATGCAGCTAAATTATAAGCAAGCTGTTGAAATTGCAGAAGAAGAATTAATAGAAAACGTTTTTAATGCTAATAAATATAAAGAAGATCAACGACGTATTGCATATGATCTAGCGGTGCTAGGTATTGGTTGTTCAAAAACAAGTTTTAATTTATCTGAAGGAGTTACTGTTGATTATGTAGATCCCGCTTCAATAGTTTATTCTTATACAGAAGACCCTAACTTTGAAGATTTATATTATGTTGGAGAGGTCAAAAACTTAAGCTTATCAGAAGTTAAAAGACAATTTTCTAATTTAACAGATTCTGAATTAGAAGAAATACAAAAATACAAAGGGCCTTCGCAGTATAGCAATTATGTAAGAAATTTTGCAGGAGGTGATGATAGTAATTTAGTGTCTATATTGTTTTTTGAATATAAAACCTATACTAATCAAGTTTTTAAAATTAAAAGAACTGAGCAAGGTTTAGAAAAAACTATTGAAAAAAATGATTTATTTGATCCGCCAGAAAATGATAATTTTGAAAGAGTTTCTAGAAGTATAGAGGTTTTATATACGGGGGCTAAAGTATTAGGAATGAGTAAAGTTTTAGATTGGAAGTTTGCAGAAAATATGACAAGACCTTTTTCTGATACTACTAAAGTTAATATGAATTATTCTATTTCTGCACCTAGAATGTATAAAGGTAGAGTTGATTCTTTAGTAAATAGAATAACAAGCTTTGCTGACATGATTCAATTAACACATTTAAAGCTACAACAAGTATTGTCTCGCGTAGTTCCAGATGGTGTATATTTAGATATGGATGGACTTGCAGAAGTTGATCTTGGTAATGGCACAAATTACAATCCAGCAGAAGCATTAAATATGTATTTCCAAACTGGTAGTATTGTTGGAAGATCTTTAACTCAAGATGGTGAATTAAACAGAGGTAAAGTACCTATACAAGAATTGCAATCTTCTAGTGGTCTTGCCAAAATTCAAGCTTTAATACAAACTTATCAGTATTACTTACAAATGATAAGAGATACAACTGGATTAAATGAAGCTAGAGACGGAAGTTCTCCAGATAAAAATGCTTTAGTTGGGCTACAAAAAATGGCTGCGGCTAATTCAAATACGGCCACAAGACATATATTAAAGTCTTTAATGTATATAACTATTAAAACTGCAGAAAATATAAGTTTAAGAGTAAACGATGCATTGCAATTTCCGTTAACGCGGGAGTCTTTATTAAGTAGTATAAATACATTTAATGTAGCAACATTAGAAGAAATTGAAAATGTATGTTTACATGACTTTGGAATATTCCTAGAGCTTGAACCAGATGAAGAAGAAAAAGCGCAACTAGAACAAAACATTCAAGTTTCTTTACAGCAAGGCAATATTGATTTAGAAGATGCTATCGATATAAGACAAGTAAACAATCTTAAATTAGCTAATCAACTTTTAAAAGTAAAAAGAACTCAAAAGCAAAAAAGAGATCAAGAGATACAACAAGCTAATATAGCTGCGCAGGGAGAGGCTAATGCAAAAGCTTCTGAAGCTGCGGCCTTGGCAGAAGTTCAAAAAGGACAAGCTTTAGCCGAAACAAAAATGCAATTAGAAAAAGCTAAATCTGATTATGAAATACAAAGAATGGAGCAAGAGGCTTTAATCAAAAAGCAATTGATGGCAGAAGAATTTAATTATCAAATGCAATTAGCTCAAATTCAGGCGCAAGCAACAACAAGAAAAGAACAAGAAATAGAAGATCGTAAAGACGAAAGAGTTAAAATACAAGGCACACAACAATCTGAACTTATAGATCAACGTAAAAATGATTTATTACCAAAAAACTTTGAATCATCAGGTAATGATAATTTAAGTGGGTTTGGTCTAGAACAGTTTGGCCCAAGATAATTTTTATTAATTAATTTTATTATATCATGTCAACAGAAGTAACACAAAAAGTAAAACAAGAGGGGGAATTTAAAATAAAAAGTAAAACCCCCAAATTTAAAAATTTAGGTAAAGTATCTAATGTAACAAAAATAGATCTAAGTAATCTTCCTAAAGAAAAAGAAATTAAAAAAGAAGAAACAGATGCCATTCAAGAATCAAGCACAGAGGAAAGCGTGTTACGCACAGAACAACCCGAAGTGGGATTGCAAGAAGTGGGACAAGTATCCGAAGAAGTCATCGTTGCCGGTGAGGATGCTACGGAAAAAGTAGATACTCCCTTACAACAAGTAGAAGAAATAACAGAAATTGAAACCAATACGCCTATTAAAGTTAAGGATGCCGTTAATACACAACCATTAGCGCCTGAATTACCAGAAGGAGTAAATAAACTTTTAAAGTTTATGGAAGAAACCGGAGGTGATGTGCAAGATTACGCTAGGTTAAATGCTGATTATTCTACTGTAGATAATACTACATTAATTAAAGAATATTATAAACAAACAAAGCCTCATTTAGATTCAGAAGATGTAAGTCTTTTATTAGAAGACTTTAGTTATGACGCAGAATTAGATGAAGACAGAGATATACGCAAAAAGAAACTTGCGTTTAAAGAAGAAGTTGCAAAAGCCAAAAACTTTTTAGAGGACACTAAGAGTAAATATTACGAGGAAATCAAGTTGAGACCTGGTGTAACTCAAGACCAACAAAAAGCTACTGACTTTTTTAACCGATACAAAGAAGACGAACAAGCTAACGAGCTCGTCAGAGAGAACTTTATACAAACTACTAATAATTATTTTGCTAATGATTTCAAAGGTTTTGATTTTAAATTAGGAAATAAAAGTTTTAAGTACAGCGTTAAAGATCCTTCTGTGGTTGCTAACAAGCAGAGAGATTTATCTGAATTCGTAGGGACGTTCCTAAACGAAAATGGAGATATGAAAGATCCTGCTGGTTATCACAAAGCTATTTATGCTGCCAGAAATGCGGATACTATGGCAAGTCATTTTTATGAGCAGGGTAAAACCGATGCTATTAAAGAACAAATTGCTAAATCCAAAAACATTACAACAGAACCTAGGCAAGCGCCTACAGGGGAAATTACTTTTGGTGGTATGAAAGTTAAAGCTATTAGCGGAGTAGACTCTTCAAAACTTAAAATTAAAAACACAAAATTTAAAAACTAATTAATTATGGCAAATGTTACCCCCGCGTTTGGGGCAATTACACCGAGTCAACAACAACAGGCTCTATCAACAAATTATTTACAATTCAATAACCCTGCTGGAGCGAATTTTTCGTCTTTTGCACAACAATATCTTCCTGAGATATATGAGCAAGAAGTAGAGCGTTATGGAAATAGAACTCTTTCTGGATTCCTTCGTATGGTAGGAGCAGAAATGCCTATGACTTCAGATCAAGTTATTTGGTCAGAACAAAATAGATTACACGTTGCTTACAATGCAGTTACTAAAACAGCTGCTAATGACAACATTTTAACTTTTCCACTTGTGGCTGTTGCAGGCCCTACATTTGTAGACAATGTAATTTCAGTACAAGATACTATCGTTATTATGAACCCAAGTAATGGATTAGAAGTAAAAGCTTTAGTTACAGCTAGTGCAGGTTCTAATGCTGCTGGTTCTGCTCTTGGTACAATTACTGTTGCTCCTTATATTGGTGCTAGTGTAGCAACTACTTTAGGTGCGGCTGGAGCTGCTCTTGCTGGTCTTAAAATATTTGTTTACGGTTCTGAATACAGAAAAGGAACAAATGATAATACCATTACAAGCATTACTCCTTCGTTTACTCAATTTAGCAATTCTCCTATTATTATTAAGGATAGATTCGAAATTAATGGATCTGACATGGCTCAAATTGGATGGATTGAAGTAGCTACTGAAGACGGAACTTCTGGCTACCTATGGTATCTTAAAGCTGAATCTGAAACACGTTTGCGTTTTGAAGACTATCTTGAAATGGCAATGGTTGAAGGTGAGCTTGCTGCTGCAGGTTCTGCAGTTGCTGGTCTTGCACCTACTTTTGGTGGAACTGAAGGTCTTTTTGCTGCTGTAAGCAACAGAGGAAATGTTCTAAATAACTTTAGTGCAACCGCTGGTATTACTGAATTTGATAGCATTCTTAAAAATCTTGATACTCAAGGGGCTATTGAAGAAAACATGCTTTTCTTAAACAGAAAAACTTCACTAGACTTTGATGATATGCTTGCTAGCCTATCTGCTGGAGTTGCTGGAGGAACTGCTTTTGGATTGTTTGAAAACTCTGAAGAAATGGCTTTGAATCTTGGTTTTTCAGGATTTAGAAGAGGTTCTTATGACTTTTACAAAACTGACTGGAAATATCTTAACGATGCTTCTACAAGAGGTGGAGTACAGGTTTCAGGTATTGATGGAGTTCTTATTCCTGCAGGTACGTCTACAGTTTACGATCAAATTTTAGGATCTAATATTCGTAGACCATTCCTACATGTACGTTATAGAGCTTCTGAAACAGAAGATAGAAGAATGAAATCTTGGATTACAGGTTCTGCCGGTGGTGCTTACACTACAGGAATTGACTCTATGGTAGTTCACTTCTTATCTGAAAGATGTTTATGTGTACAAGGTGCTAACAATTTTGTATTGTTTACTGCATCATAGTATTTTTGATAAAGATAAGGCGTCATACATTTGGCGCCTTGCTTTATCTTTTTTAATTATTTAATTTTATTATATCATGGCTAAAAAAGCTACTACCGCAGTAAAAGACATTGAGGTTGCAACTCAAACAATTGAAAAACCAATTACTAAAACCACTCAACAGCCTAAAAAATCTAGTTGGGAAATTAAAGATAGAACGTATACTTTACTTGGGCATCACTCCCCAATAACTTATACAATACCGGCAAGGCATAGTGCTAAATATCCTTTGCTTTGGTTTGATGAAGAATCAGGCGAACAAAAAGAATTAAGATATGCAACTAATCAAAACTCCGTATTTGTACAAGAACAAAAAGGAGAAGCTACATTAGGCCATATTATTTTTCATAATGGTACATTAAGTGTTAGTAAGCAAAATCAAAACTTACAAAAAATGCTTTCTTTATACCATCCTACTAAAAATATAAAATATAAAGAATTTGATCCAGTTGAAATAGCGCATGATGAGTTAGACGATTTACAAATAACAATCGAAGCTTTAAACATGGCTAGAGAAATGGATATTGATATAGCAGAAGCTGTATTAAGAGTTGAGATTGGATCTAAGGTATCTGAG